AAAACAATTATCTTTATTAACTGCTAAACCAGAAGCTAGATATGAATATGCATATCAACTTCCTGCAAGTCCAGGAGTCTTACATATAGTTTCATTATCAGTTAATGATTATATTATTCCATACACAAGATATAAAGATAAGTTATATGTTAATACATATGGATCTAGTCATGCTTTAATACTAGATTATATTTACAGAGTAGAAGAAGATTATTTCCCAGCACATTTTAGACTAGCTTTAGAATATGAACTAGCATCTTTATTTGCAGGTTCAGTAGCTAGAGATGCTGGTATGATTAGAGAATTTAAAGGAATGGCAGATAGACAATTTTTAATTTCTAAAAATGTAGACGCTTCTGAAGTTACTAATAAAAAACTTGATACATCTAGATTTATTAACTTAAGAAATACTACGAGAACAAATGTATAATGGCAAGATCACTAAAAACTGTAATTACAAACTTTTCAGCAGGTGAGCTTAATCCTTTACTAGCAACTAGAACAGATACACCAGCTTACATTAATGGTGCTAAACAATGTAGAAACTTTGCTTTATTAGCAGAAGGTGGAGTAATGAGAAGACCTGGAACTAATTACTTAGCTACATTACCTGCAGAATGTAGACTAATACCTTTTGTATTTTCAGATGATGAAATAGCTATTATTGTTTTATCTAATAATAGAATGGACGTTTATAACATTAGTGGTACTGCTTTATCTTCTAATGTTACAACTAATTGTAATTGGACAACAGCACAATTGTTTGAATTAAACTTTGCACAATTTGGTGATACTGTATTTATTACACATAGAGATAATCCTACTAGAAAAATATTTAGAACTTCAGCAACTAATTTTGAAGTACAAACATTTGCATTTGATACAGATGATTCTGTTTCTGTTGGTGGAGTAAATAAATCTAAACAACCTTTTTATAAATACGCAGATGGAACTATTAGTGTTACACTATCAGCTCATGCAACAGGAACTGGAAGAACATTAACTGCTTCAGCAAGTGCATTTACATCTGCATATGCCAATACATATTTACAAGTTAATGGTAAACAAGTTTTTGTAACAGGCTATACAAGTGCAACTGTATTAACAGTAACTGTAATAGAAGATGCTGTAAGTAATGGACCACATTTTAATTGGAAAGAACAAACTATATCTTCTGTTCGTGGCTTTCCACAAGCAGTTACATTTCATAATAATAGATTATGGTTAGGTGGTGTTAAAGATAGACCAGCTTCGGTATTAGCTTCTAGAATATCTGAGTACTTTAACTTTGATGTAGGATCTGGAGCTGCAGATGAATCTATTGATTTAGATATTGCAGGTGCAGAAGTTAATGAAGTTAGACATTTTTTATCTGGTAAAGACTTACAAGTATTTACAGATGGTGGTGAATACTATGTACCAAGAGCAACAGACAATACTATAACTCCTGGCAACATAGCTGTACTTAGACAAACACCTTATGGTATAGGAAGAACAGCTCCTGTTATGTTTGATCAAGCAGCAGGATTTGTACAAAAGAATGGTAAAGCAGTTAGAGAGTTTATTTATTCAGATATAGAAGATGGTTATAAATCAACATCAGTATCTATACTTGCAGAACATCTTATAGATAGTCCTAAACAAATAGCTATTATTAAAGGTAACTTTACAAGACCAGAACAATATGCTTTCTTTTTAAATAGTGGTAGTACACATAATGGAGCAATGGCTATATTTCATTCTGTAAGAGATGAAAAGATTGCAGGTTGGGGTTTATGGTCTACAAGAACAAATGATATATTTCAATCTGTTATTGCTTTGAATGAGTTTTTAGTTGTAGCTTGTAAAAGAGTTTTAAATGGTTCTACTGTTTATACATTAGAAAAATTTGCAGATGATGATAGTCTTACATTAGACTGTAGTTTAACATCTGTAGTATCACAACGAGGCACACCTTTAGTCAAAGGAGGTTCTCAAAGTGGAGCTGTATTAATTACCGATGGTTTTACATCTGCTCCTAAAGTAAATGAAACATTTAGTATAGCAGGTAATGCTACAGTATATACAATACAAGCTATTACAGATAATGGTGGAGGAACTTATACATTAAACTTAGATAAAAATTTAGCTGCTACACCAGGAGATAATGCTGTAATTACATTAGTAAAAGTACATTTACATTCTGTAAATTCTATATATACAAATGAAAGTATAAATTGTGTAGAAGGCAATAGTAGTTTAGGTGCGTTTACTGTAAGTGGTACTAACTTTATTACTTTGAATAACCCTAGAGCAAGTGGGGTTAAAATAGGATTTAATTATACACCTGTGATAGAAACTATGCCAATTGATAAAGAATTACCAGAAGGTCCATTAACTGGATTACCAAGAAGAATTTCGAGAGCCATCATTGATATTAATTCTGCTTTAGATTTAACTGTAAAAGCTGCAGATAAGACTGCCAAATCTTTAGTAGTCCAACAAGTTAGTTTCACTGGTGGTTCGGACTTAACACCTGTAACAGAAAAGAAAGAGTTTTATTTCTTAGGCTATAACAAAAGTCCAACAATAACATTATCACAAGATGATCCATTACCTATTAAAGTATTAGGAATGAGTGTGGAGGTAGTTTTTGCATGAGTGCTGATCCAGTCACATTAGCTGTAATTAGTTTTGGTGTTCAAGCTGTAGGAACATATCAAGGTATACAAGCTCAGAAAGCTGCAAACAAAGCTACTATAAGATATTACGAAGATGAAAAAAAATACAACGAATTAAAAGCTATACAAGACCAAAACAATGTTAGAGAAGAAGCTCTAAAAAAACAAAAAATTAATAGAGCTATTGTAGCAGGATCTGGATATAATGATGATAGTAGAAGTTTTTTATCTGTTCAAAGTGAAATAAATAGAATAGCTCAAAAAGATATTGGTAATATTAGAATCAATATGTTGCGTGGTAATAATAAACTAGACACACAAATTTATACAACTAAAGTTATGGGTAAAGCAAAAGAGTTTGGTGGTTATGCAAGTATTGCAGCTAGTGGATTTAAAACAGCAGCATATGCTAAATCATATAAACAACCAACTGGACAGTATGGTTATGATAGTGAAATGACAAAACTTGGTGGAATAAGAACATCAACTGAAGGATCTAATTAATGGCATTAAAAGAAGGTAAAAAATTAGTTAATTTAAAATCAAGTGTAGCTGATAATATTGGTGTACCTAAATTTCCTACAACTAATGTTGCAGCAGAAATATCTACACCTATAGCAGAAGCTATAACTGCTTTTAGAAAAGTAGCTGAATCAGATGCAGCTGTACAATTTAAAACATCATTTAACGAAACATCTACTAATCATTACTTAGATTTAAAAAACAAATTTGAGTTTGATCCAGATGGTATGAAAAATGCTGTTGATGCTTATTCTAAAACTACAATAGCAAATACACCTTTAGTGTATAGAGAATATACGTCTAATATATTAGCACAAAAGAATTTAGCTAATTTAAATTATGCTTCTACTAATTTTAAAAATTTAAATACACAAAAAGCTATTGAAGGTTTTGTTAGTAGCAGAACAGATCATGAAAATTTATTTAGTTCTAATATGGATAACATTTTAAATGATGGTGATGCAGGTTGGTTTACAATGAATACTTATTTTGCAAATACAACAATGAAAAATTTAAATGAAATATATGGTACTGCAGAAGACAATCTAGTTAATACTAATAGATATAAAGGTACAACATTAAAGAAAAATCTTGAAAACGATTTAACAAATGTTGAGGTATTAAGAGTTGTTAATGTTATGAAACAATTAACTAATGATAATAATAAAGGTACAGCATTAGTATATTTAAATGATTATGCAGCAAATAAAGATAGTAAAGCTATTTCAGATAATTTATTTGAAAATCCTAAAGATGTAAACAATCCTATCTATCAAAAATATAAAGCTCATATTGGTAATGAGTTTAATAGAAAAGATATAGTTAAAAAAGCTCTTGATCTTTATGAAAACTATAATGGTGATAAAATTAAAAATATGATGTTAGCTAAGAAAACATATGATCTTAGTGGGCTTCAAGAACCTGGTGCAGTATTAAATGTAGTTAATTTTGAAGATGCAAAAAATTCTAATCCATCTAAATATGTTACAGATAATTTTCCAGGTATTAAAGCTACTCAATTTAATGAAGCAGTTGGTATTGTACAAACACACATACAAACACAAGAATTAGTTAGTGATGCTAAAAATGGTAAAGCAATAAAATTTATTGATGAAACACAAAAAGATAATTTTGCTAAAGCTATATTAGCTAACAATGGTATTAATGATGAAAATATAACTGATGTTACTAATCCTAAATTTGCAGAAGCTATGTCTTTACTTAAATCTTACAATATTACACCAGACGCTGTAATTAAAAGATTAAATACTAAAGTAAACGTAGATTATAACGAACAAGGTCAAGTAGAAATATATAGAGAAAATCTAGCTTTATATAAATATATGCAAGGTTTATATCCTAATATGACTATAGATAATGCTTTTATATATGAAGAAGGTTTAAATATGGGTGCAACAGCTGTAAGTGATAATAAAGTTTTAGCAGCTAAATTAAATAACATAGCTAAAGATACAGATAAATATAAAGAAACTAAAATTACTATTGATCAAAATTTATCAACTAATGCAAATGAGGTAGTAGATGCTTTTTCAAGTGTTATTAGTAATCTGGATATTAATACAGATTCCTGGTGGGCAAAGAAGTTTTTTTTGTCTGAAAAAAATCAATATACTGATTTGTTTCACAATAGTGGTACAACTCTTTTACCATCAAGAGCAAGTACACTTCTTACAGAAGATGTAAAAGCTAAATGGTTAGAAGCAACTGTTGCACAACTTACTCATCTTAATGGTATTAAAAATTTTGATATTACTACTAATGAAGGTAAAAAACTGTTTAGACACGCAGCATTAAAAGGATTAGATGTTTTAAAAGATCAAGGTTTTTCTGGAACTAAGTTTAGTGGAAATGGTTCTATTAAAATGGTTAATAAAGCATATGAAGATACAATAGGATTTCAAGGACAAGGTTTTGAAAACTCTATTATTGCACAAGGTAATTATTTAATGAATACATTATCTGATGCAGAGCAAAAAGAAAGATTTGGTATTAAAGAATCAAAAGCTTTTCCTATTATTGGAAAAACAACAATAGAAGCTAACAATATAAATGATATAATTAAAACAGAAATAGATAATGGATTTCAAAATACTATTATAGAATTTGCTGGTACATATAATAAATATGGACAACCTAATTATCATTTAAAAATTAATCATAATAATACTTTAATTAATTTAACAGAGGGTGATAATTATTTTGATCCAACTGGATTTGCAGGTGTAAATCAAATTACAGGTAAATCTGGTAATAGAAAACAATTAATAAATACATTAGCTGAAGAAAAATATTCTAAATTTATGGATACTCATGGTCATCTTTTAGATGGTGATAGTGGTATGGAAGCTTTTGCTAAGAATGTAATATTTTAAAACTATTAAAATGGGTATAGAAGCAAGTGATTATAAGTTTTATCCAGATATACCATTACTTAATG